TTATCTTTAAAATTATCCCATTCACCTAAGTTTTGAATAAGAGTACCGTTTTTTAATTCAATAAATTTAATTTCGCTCATTCTTATCTCTCCTTATTAGTTTTCTTGCAGCCATTTATAAAACTTAATTGGATCAGTTTTTGACAATTGTAGAATTTCTTGTTCTGTTTTAATATTTCCGGTTTGAAAACCGATAATAAACGTGTCTTTTATTATCTTTTTAATAAAATCCGGTAAATTTTCACTAATCATTTTATCTTTTACTTCGTTCCAAGCATCTTCTTCCATTTTTTCTAAACAAGCATCAATTGCAGATTCTAGTTTAGGATCCATCAAGATTCCTCCACATCATCGAATTTAATATCATTAATATATTCTTGGCCAATTTGCCCATCCTCATTTTCAACAATCGCATAAGGAGAAATTCCATCTCCTAAATTCCCTTCATGCACTATGCAGTGGAAATAAGCTTTATAAGTTCTGTATTTGCCGGTAACTGTTATAGGCCTTAATCCGTTTCGGCTCTTTCTCATTTTCATTCCTCCTATGCGTACCCTTTTGTTTTACCATGCTCGTACCACTTTTTATCACCGTAATTGTTGTATAAGTATATCTTTCCCTCTAAACCACTTTCTTCCCATACATACAGTGTTGCAGCAGGTTTGATTTGTTGTACAATTTCATCTAGTGTTAGCTCTAGACAGTATCCATCAAATTCACGCCATTACAAGGAATCAACAGGGATAATTTTATCCCCTTCTATGATTCTTACATTGTAGCTGCGGCAGTCGATAATAGTTTTGCCGAGATTGTTCATGTTTCCTCACCTAGTTCATTTCTTCCTTGCTCCACAATTTCGGATATCATATTTAACCTTCCGTAAATATCATTGTTTTCTTTTATTAGATTAGAAACTTGTGAAATTAATTGCTTATTGTTCGATTCAGCTAATTCTAATTTAGCAATAAGTCGTTTTAGCTTGTTTTCTGCATAGCATAGTACCGCATAAGGACTGGCGATCATATCCTCCATACCATGACCTTCTGCCGATTGGTCCGAATCGTCAAATAGGTTTCGAATATCTGCCAACTTGTCAATCAATTGATCGTTTTCTTTTTGTAGGTAATCAAGTTTATATTCAAGTTCACTCAATTGTCTGGTCATATATTAACCTTCTTCCCTTCTAGTTCTCGCTTGTAATCTTGCAGATACTTTTCGGTTGTTTCTGCACTACACATCGGAAAAGGAGTTTTCTCCCATAGTATGAACATAACTTGCTTGTCCGTGGCATCCGGAAAATATTTTCGAACTAATTCGCCCAACGTCATGACGGTAACTTTCCCTTCTCTATATCTATCAATTTACCAAGATAATACATTGCCTTCTCTAAATCCTCTAATCCGTTCTTATATTTGTATCGAGATGTATACTTTAATACATTGCCGATGTAGAAGCCTTCTGATACGGTAAATTCGCCTTCTTTTGGGAAGTGCTGTTCTAAGTATCCATTTACATCAATTCCGTTTTTGTGGTAGTGTGAAGGCTTGTTGATTATGTCTAAATCATCTTGGTTATCTATGATTATAAGGTTCCCGGATTTTATAGATGCTTCTACGACATCTCTTTCATAAATTGACCCGTTCATTGAAAACAACTTACTAGAATCACCTTTGGGAACTATAACAAATTTGTTTTCATCGACTTTTTTAACAAAAGCTGTCTCATTAAATTGTTTTGATTCCACTATGAAATTATTTGGCAACTTCATTCCGATTCCTCCGCATCCATATATTTACCGCAATCACATTTTAATTTAGGAAGAATGCGATACTCTATTTTGGATTTATCGCATTCTTTGCAGGTGTAGATAATCATTTTTCCTTCCTTTTTATCTCTTCAATTATTTCAACATCTCCTTCTTGAAACACTATTGAACCAGCAGGATTATAATTGCCATTTTTCCAATCATTGATAAACTCTTCGTAACTATCAATATAGGTTCCGAACATCGGATCTTGTTCGATTGCATAGATAAATTCTCTTATCTTCTCATCGTCTTTATCATCCCATAAACCTAAATGATATTCGCTTGGAGAAAAGATAGACGGTGTAACTACTACTTCCAATCCATTGATTAAATGATATCCTTTCAAATAAGCTTGTAACTCTTCTTCGGTAGGTGTTTCACCCTCATATTCAGAAATAAGTTGTGCTTTTGTTTTATTGCCTGTTTTTAATTTTGCTTTAAATAATTTTAACATTTCATCCTTCCTCCATTTCCCCTCTAGTTTCTATTACTGGATACTTTAATGCATTAAATATCATCATCATCAGAAATTGGACAATCTTTTCTATTTTCAATTTCGCTAAAATTTTGGTCGTACATCACATGAGCATACGCACCACATTTATCACACTTAATAGCCATTCCGCTATGGAGTGTGTACCAAGCGTGTTTATACATTTTACTCAACCCCTTGGTTAATAGTAGTTATCTACTAGACTCATTCTCAACGCACTCAAGAGCAAATGAATATGCTTCTAAAACACGCTTCTCATTAACTTGTTTGTATCTGAAAAACGTTTTCATTCCACCAGTTAAATACATTAAAAACGCAACCTTCTGTTCACTTGAAAGTTTACTTACTTCCATGTTGATAGATTCTAATTTTTCTAAATTAGTCATCATAATTTCTTCCTTTCATATTACTATTAATAATAGTTATCTATACTTCTTCAAAATCTCTATAATTGCCAAGCTGTCTTTTCCGTTTACTACATTGCCATCTAAAAATTGCACATAAGCTTCTTTGTTATCTCCATGACCACAACACGCATTCATTACACCAATAAGCGTACCGAGACAAGCGTCATGCCCTTCTTTCGTGTTAAACTGCTGACAATGACCACAAGGCCTATTCTGCCAACCTGTAACTGTCGGTTCTTTGGTGTCGCTATATACCCATTCGCCATTCGAAAATTCTATTTCATGACCACGTAAGTGTGATTTGTCTGCCAATGATTTACACTCCTTGTTTCAATGATTCTAACTGTTTCTTCAACGATAAGAACCACTCTGTATCATTCGTATCAATCGCTAATCCAATCATTGCGATGATATCTGATTTTTCTAATTCTAAAGGTGCTGATTGTACTTCGTTAATCCTTTTTGCTGATTTATGTTGGACTATATATTCGCCCGTTGATGTATTTTTTTACATATTCTCCGATCGTTGCCCATGTATCTGTGATACGGTGAACAAATTCTGTTTCGCCATCTACTACTACCCAGTCTCCTTCTCTCATTTTGGTTCCTCCAATAAATTAGCGTTTTGATATATATTGCCGATTACTTCTGCTCGATGCCAAATTTTATTGACTCTAAACATGTGTTTATATTTATTACTCCACGCTTGAAATTTAAATTCGCTCATCAACTAACAACTCCCATTCCTATCAAAATTATTAATCCAAGAACTACAACCCAGAAATAAATGGGCCATATCCAGTGCTTTGAATCAAATAAGATAAATTCTTTCTCCGACTTCTGCTCTTCTTCGATGTATGTAACTTCTTGTTTGAGTGCTGACACATCGATTCCCCCTATGGAACAAAGATTAATTTTCCTGTTAACTCTGCGATTTCTTGTTTAAACATGGCTTCATCTGAATTATTATCCGAAAGATGCAGCAACCATATTTCTTGAACTTTTGAAAGATCGTTAGAGCGTAAGAATTCTTTTACGTTATCTAGACTAAAATGTGACTTCATAAGTCTTTTCTTCATTACCGCTGGAACTCTCCCAGAAGCTATATTTTCGTTTAAAATTCCCATATCGTAGTTCGCTTCAATCATTAAATGTGTAAGCCCAGCAAAGCGATATTTGATGAAATATGTGTCTGTAGCAAATAAAAGTTTATCTCCTTGTTTATTTGCTAATAGGTACCCAATCGGTTCTGACACATCGTGTTCCGTATCGAAAGGAAGAATAGTCCAGGTGCCGAGTTTAAACTGTTTCTTTGATTGAACCGTTCGAACTCGATGATGCTCTATTCCTATTGCTTCTTTTGTGCCAGAAGACATATATACGTCTATGCCAGCTTTTAGTACATCATTAATACTTTTACAGTGGTCTTTATGTTCGTGAGTCAGAAGGCAACCTGCTACTTGTGACATCTTAAAATCAAAGGCTCTTTGGATATCTCTATAAGTAATTCCACACTCTAGGAGCAAAGGAGTAATGCCATCTGAAACGATATAGGCATTCCCCTTGCTTCCAGTCGAGATTGTTTTTATCTCAATCACCAGGCAGGACCATCACTTTCTGTTTCTTGTTTAGATTCATCTTGAACTACATCGGTTTCTTCTTGTTTCTGTGGTTCTTTTTCTTCCTCAACCACTTCAACTTCTACATCGATAATGTCACCATTTGCATTTTTATTAAGTTCCTCTTGTAACTCTGCTTCTGCCGAAATGTCATCTTCTCGATTAATGTGATCAAATACTAAACTTCCATCATCGCTGCTATTTAAGAATTTTTTACACGCTCGGTTAATAACAGTCTTTTTAGCCATTTCTTGTCGAAACTCTTCATGAGTACTTCCAGCCTTTTCAACTGTTTGATTTTCTCCCCAGAATTGTGCCTTACTCCACGCTTTTCTTAATTCATCTATGGTCATTAGCTCTGTGTAACTAGAATCATCTGGAAGAATAATCGTGCAATAAGCACCTTGGATTTTATCTTTATTGATGTTTCCAAACTTTTGCTTATGGACTAAATTAGTAATCTTGCCATTTATCATTTCATAATCAACTTCATCGCCTTCATAGATCACGGCTGGTTCAATACTTTTAGCACCAGTTACTCTTTTCGTTACAGCCATTGTTCCAAAATATGAGCGTTGGAATGTAAGTTGATTTCCGTAAACAATGAAATATCCTTGTTTCTTAGCTGGATTTAAACCTTGAACAACCATATCTAGTAAACTGTTTGCAATACTATCTTTTGTACAAATCTCTAAAGCTGGCTTATATCCGTCTTTTTTACTTGCCTTAGTATTTTGAAGAATTAACCAAGCTGACTTCATTGCATTTTCCGGACTATAATTAGCAGGGAAATGAATTTCTTTGTTTTCTTGAAACTCTTTTACCCTTGCTGCAACAACATCCACTGTATCTTTTTTTAACATTGCTAATTGATTACTCATTCTTCTTCCTCCTCATCTTCGTAAACAAATTTCACATTCTTGCCATTATGCTCTTTAAGAAATGACTTTAATAAACTAGCGAAGTCGGACGGACCAACTAAATCACGTTCTAAAATAGCATCTTCTGGACACTCAGATAATGGAGCAGCATGCATTACTTCCACACCATCAATTTCTAATCGTTCTCTTCTTAGGCCCTCCCAGCCTTCGCTGGAAAGGACCTTAACTTCAAAAGTTTGAGCCATATTTAAACCACCTTCACATTTACAGGAATAAGATCTGAATCATCTTCAACCTCTACTCGTAATTCTTTATCTTCTTCAGATACAACTAGAGCAATTGTCTGCGCCTTCGTATCAATTAGTTTAGTTACAGCTTCAGCATTATCAATAAAGATAGGAGCCATGAACTCATAATGTTCTGAAAGAGTATTAATAATGTCTAATCCAACATTGATTCGGGCAGCATTATTTAATCCAGAAGAATACGGAACTCCTTGGTACAATGTTTCGCACACTTCTTGTAATCCACCGTTCACTTGTGTTTCGAATAACTTGAACTTTGCATATTGGAATTTAGAATCGATACGCTCTTCCAACATCGTTACTTTTAGACGGATGAATTCTTCTGTTAGATATAAGTTTCCTTCTAACTCTTCGAATTCTGCAGCAAGGTTTCTTTCCTCTTGCATTAGTTCAGAGATACGCTTATTTTGAGCATCAATGTTAGCGAGTTGACCAATCTTATTTTGTATCTGATCACGCTGTTCTTTTTTATCGAGTATTTCTATTTGAATACTCTGAATTTGTTTGTTAGAATCCTCACGAATTGCTTTTATTTGCCCCTCTAAGCTTTGTTTCTCTTTTAACTTCTCAACATAAGCAAGATTATCTAAAACATCAGTAACCGTTGCTTCTAGCTGTTTTAATTGTTCTCTTAATCCTTTTAGGAATGTTTCCTTCTCACTTACTTGCATCTCAATCTTTTCAATTTCTCCATCAATGTTGCCTATTTCATTTTCTAATACGACAACACGTTCTTTTTTGGATTTACCTTCTTTATCAATCTTTTCTAAACGATTAGATTTATCGCTATTGAATGCGGATAAAGCTTTGTTTCTAGCTTTTTCTAATTGTTCAGCTGGTAAGTCTTGTTTACAAGTTGGACATATACAAGCATCCTCATGGACAAATTCTAATTTATTTATTACCGTCCAATCTTGGCGCAAGTTGTTTAGTTCTTCTTTTAGTGAATTGATATTGTATTCTTTAGAAGACTTCATTTGCTTTTGATTATTAATTTTAGAATTTAAGATGCTTATATTTGAAGTTTCTTCTTGAATACGAGATTTTAACTGATAGATTTTCTCTTTACTATCTGATTCGTTTTCACGCTTAATATCCAGCAGTTCCATTTCAATCTGTTGAATTGATTGTTGAATATCTGATATAGCTTTACCGTTCTTAATGTTGTTGATATTAGTCATTAGGTCATCAATTTCATTATTTAGCACTGTTACTTGTTGCTCTAATGCATCTTTATCCAATCCATTTGTATCTGGGAGGTTACGACGAATTTCATCGATACGCACAGGGATCTTTTCTAGTTCATCATTTATTTTCTTTCGACGACTAGCAATGATTTTACGGTAATCCTCAATGCTTTTACCATTTAGAATAGATGGTAGTTTGCTTAATTTCGTACTGGATGAAATAACTTCATTGTCGGAAACATCTCCAGCGATACTAAGTAAGATTTCTCGACGTTTTTGCCAATGCAATTGTTCATTAAAGTATGTTGGGCTTGTAAGTAATTTGAAGATATCTTCACTCATGATAGATTCGATCTTTGCTTCATATTCCTTTTTCTTTACTGGCACATCATCAATGAAGTATGTCGTAGTATGGCCAGTGAATTCTGCTGTCGATTGACCACGTTTCTTTGTCCATTTTTCAGCAAATACTTTCTTTAGTTTTAGAGTAGATCCATTTAAATTAAATTCAGCTTCTACTTCATGTTCTAATCCATGAATTACATTATTGTTTTCATCTAAAGTTTTAATTTGAAAGTTAGATTTGTTTTGGCTATCTTTATCGAAGAATAACCAGTTAAATCCATCAAAAAGCGTTGTTTTTCCTGTAGCATTGTCACCATAGCCCTTAGCATTTCCTCCGTTAACTACTAAATCGAATGACTTACAGCCTTTAAAATTACGTAAAGATAATCTATTTAACAATAAAGTTCCCAATTTATAATCCTCCTTGAATATTATTAAAAATGTTGGTATAGTTTATTTAAATGTATTTTGTTAAGGAACTAACTACGTTGCTGCGTATGTTAGTTTTTTTAATCTTCTTCGAGAAGAATAGTTACAGCTTCATTTAGTACAGTTATCATTGGTAAATCATAAGCATCGCTATTATCAGCATAATACTTGCAAAACATCGGATAGATATTTAATTTATCAACACCACCTTTCAATAATCGTGCTTTAAATACTTTTAAATGTATTCGCAGTTTCTGAATAGAATTGATATACATTGCTTCCTCCATTAATCTATTAGACTTGCCAAACAT